AGAGTTGCAGTTAAGAACCTCATGTGATTCATCACTAGAGATCGTAATCAAGAGACCCGAAAGGGTCTCTTTTTTTATGTATTGATAAATAGAAGAAAAGTATCTTTGATCGATGTCAAATATCCTCACTAATAATATTAACGCCAGAAGTGGTAATACGATTACTATTGGTGGGGTTAATGACAAAGTATCCATTGCAGGTACTCTGACTTATGAAGACGTAAGTAGTGTAGATTCTGTTGGTGTCATTACAGCAAGATCTGGTATTCATGTCACTGGTGGATCAGTTGGCATCGGAACTGATAATCCAAGTACTCCTCTCCACGTATTAGGCGCAGATCCACAAATTAGAATTCAAGATAGTGAGAATGGAAATTATGCTCAAATATTATTGGATGGACCAAATAGTAATTTAAATTTTGACTGGGGATCTGGTGCTCAGAGAAATATTAATCTACTCAATAGTGGTGCTGGTGCTATACGTGTCGGTGTCGCAACCGATGATCCAAGTACTGATCTTCATGTTTTTGGATCCACTGATGTATCAACTTTAATTGATGCAGCAGCAGGAGATGGATTATTAAGCCTAAGAAATGCTGGTGATGGAAATTATAGTGGAATTAACTTTACAAGAGAAAGAAGCTCAGGAACAAATGTAACTGGTGGTTCAATTTGGATGCCATCAATCACTTCAAATAACGAGGCGACGTTATTCATTCAAACCCAGAGTGCTTCTGCGGGTGCAGGAGTTAGTAGTACATTAAGTAATAATAATGGTGTTAGATTAAAACTGACATCACAACCTAATGGTGTTGCGGCTAATTCTGCATTCATTGTTGAAATTGGTGCAGAGCGGATGCGTGTTGATAGCTCGGGGAATCTTTTGATTGGCCGGGAAGCTGCTGGAAACACAGGCAATGGTCATAGTTTAAGAGGTGGAGATGGTTGTATATTCAGTCGTGATGCTAATGGTGAAACCTTACAGGTTTCAAGAAATAGTAATAATGGAAAACTTATTGAATTTAGAACAGGTGATAGCGGAAATGCAACGGCAATTGGTAATATTTCTAAAGATAGTGGATCTTCTGTTGCATACAACACTAGTGAATCAGATAGAAGAGTAAAGAAAAATATTGAACCTTGGACAGACGAAATTTTACAACACTTTAAAACACTACAACCTAAGAAATTTCATTTCAACATCCAGTCTGATGCAGATCCATTAGAGACAGGATACATTGCTCAAGATTTGGTAGACGCTTTCCCAGAAGCTTATCCATCAGTCCTTAACGAAGTTGATGGTGAAGAAGTGTATAGATATTGCTTCAACCCTTCTGGTATGGTTAAGTATCTAATGAAAGCACTTCAAGAAGAGATCGTAAAACGTGAAGCACTTGAAGCACGCATCTCTGCACTTGAAGCTAACTGATAAATAATACATAAAACGCCACAGGGTCATGGCATCATATATCAGAAAGGTCATCCGTAACAAAGAAGTTTACTTCAAAGGGAATGGTCAGTGGACTGACAAATTTGGGGAGAGAAAACAATATAATACTGAAGCAGATGCCAAAGAAGCCCATTACGAATACTCTGGTGTTGTAGTTACTGAATGATATGGCTGAAGCACTTCAAAATCAAATAACTGATAGAAATTTTCTTCAGGCCACTGGATTTAGTTTCACTGTCAACAGAGCTCGTCACTTAGGATTTTATGGTAACTCCATAAATGTTCCTGGACTGGTTCTCGGTACAGTGGAACAACCTTCATACACTCGAATGATTCCTAGACCAGGTGAATTACTTGAGTTTAATGACCTGAGGATACGATTCTTGATTGACCAAGGTCTACAAAACTATAATGAAATCCAGAATTGGATGAGAGGTCTGGGGTTTCCTGAAAGTCTCGATGAAATTTACCAATTCCAAAAAGACGGACCCATAGATAATGGTGGTATTAAAAATCTTTTCTCTGATGGTACACTGACAATTCTGAATGGTATCAATAGACCAATGTTCAGTGTGAAGTTTAAGGACATGTTCCCCTACACTTTATCAGATATCACCTTTGATGCAACTGCTACAGATGTTGAATACTTGACAGCAGAGGTCGTATTCAAGTATTCTGTGTATAATATCACTGATGTAACCTGCTGCTAATGATTGATCTTCCTACACTTCAACAGATGTGGGAAAAAGATTCAAAGATTGACATTGACAATCTTCATACCGAATCGTTGAACATCCCAGTTCTGCATTCAAAATATTATGACATTTATAATAACCTCATGTTGTTGAGGACAAAAGCAGAACAACAGAAAAAGAATGTAAGACACGAGAGGTATGAATACTATTCAGGTAAAGCTGACCCTGATGTGTATATCCAGAATCCTTTCCCGAAAAAGAT